AATACGATTGCCATCAGCTGATGTATCAAACTCAAACACACGAACTTCAAATGAGGTAAGGCTAGTTCTTACAAGCTCAAGCGGCATAAAGTCATTATGCGCAATAAACATAAAGTCACCCTGTTGCGCATATGTAAACTCAGTAAGGTTTGTGTTGTCTATTGGCAAAGCATTAGTATCAACATCTTGTGTTAAGGTAGCTACTTTAGAGTTATATGATCCATCTGTATTGATGCGAAACACATCTATCTGACCAGAACTAAAAGCAACAACATACTTTTCGTCACTTGAGAAAACAAACGGCTCAAGACGAATCTGTTGTTTTAAACTATTATCGTATGTGTGAGAAAAGTTGAATAAACGCTTACTGCCAGAGCGATTAATAATACCGCCCTCTGCCCGAATGAATACATTCTTAACAGATTGACCGGCTTGATTATATACAGCTGAATCAATACGGCTAGTTAAGGAAGGGTTGATTTCACCAAAAACAAAGTTGTTTAGCGGTATGCGTATTCTCGCCATTAACTCCGCCTTTCAGTAATAAACCTCGATGTAACAAGTTTGCGTGTTGTTTGTTGTTGACTATCTAACGTCTTTGCTTGCTGAAGAAGCTCTGCCCCTTTACGCTCAAGCAATGCTGACAGTTGCTCATCTCTGGCTACTGATAACGCAAATGATGCGCCAAGAGCAAACTCAGCTGCAAGCGTAAAGTAAGAAGGAAAGCTAGGCTCCAATGCTCTGAAAGTATAGTCAGCAATCAATGCATCATTCTGTGATGAGTTGCTAAATACTTTGTCAGAATAAATATTGTACTCAATAATTGCATCATTAACTGTAACAGCATGAAGCATCAATAAATCTGAAGGTAGCTGATGAGCAGCATCATATCTACCAGTAGGCGCATTAGTAAGCAGATTTAACTCTGCTTGCTTTGTAGAAAACCGCCAGCGGCTAGAACACATTAACGTGCGAATTACATCTTCATATATAGCATTAGCAACAGTTGCTTCAGTGCTTGATGATGTAAACGAAGTAATCGGCTCTGCTCCAATAAGGATCAGGCCGCGCGATGCAATATCAATATCTGAATTAGCTACTGTTGGCATAGCGTAATGGGGGGCCGAAGCCCCCCACTCCTATTAGTCAGAGTCAGTTGCTGTGATTGCAACACCGTTAACAATATCGATGTTAGTGCCATCACTTTGATTGCAATAAGCATGCGACACTACAGGTGTGCCGCCTGTTGATGAAACAACAGTGATTACATCATTTTTGCGAATCATATCGATTGCATCAATAAAATAATCTTCTGTGTTTACATCTGCAATAGTATCAGCAGTTGTGTAAATCCACATACGCTGAGCTGAAGAGCCACCAACTAGGGTAAGACCAGATGCTGAATATGCCATTTTATCTTACTCCTTCTTAGTTGTTATCAAGGACTTCATAGACACCGTTGTCGTCAATAACAACAGCACCCATTGACATCATTGAAGTTGCAAGGTGAGCAGCTTTCTCAGGCACATAATTGATCTCTGTCTGAACATCAGCATTGATGCCAAGACCAACAGCAGTTGCATGGTAAGCCATATTCTTACCAGCAGTGATTGCTGATGTTGAGAAAATCTTGAAGCCCAAGAACTCTTTCATTGTCATGCCGCCAGCGAATGGCAGATTCTGTTCACCGACATAATCTGATGAGGCAAACTCATCAATCAAGAACAGGTCTGCATATCCTTTTGGATGCATAGCAAGATAACGCTGACCATCTTCTGGAATATTGGCGGTGCCAAATGTTTCAAAAAGAGTAAGCAGATTAGCTTTAGTCAGAGCTGCGCCAGTTGTGCTGATCTGAGTTGCATTCGCACCAGCGTCCATAGCTGTGTACAAAATGTCATCGGTTTTGCGACCCAAAGCAGCAGCAGCTGATTGTGCTACAGCTTGACGCTCATCGATGTTGGTCTTCAACTCATCGAGCTTGTCGATGTACTCTGGTGCATAGTAGTCAGCCATAGTAGCTTCTACGTTAGTATGCGCCAGTTCCATTGGAGTTACGTTGCCGTTACGAGACTTAGTGTTTGCTGATCCAGTACCAATCTTCTGGAAGCGAACAACAGAACCACGAACATTACCAGCGGTGCGAACAGTATTGCGGAGTTTAGAACCCATACGCTGATAAGCCATGTGAACTTCAGTCTCGAACTGCTTGATAAAGGCTTGGTCAATTGTATTAGCCATTTCTTTCAGTCCTTATAAAAAGTTACACTACACCAACGGTTGTCCGTTTCGTTCCTCATCCAGTTGTCCCATAAGGGGCTGTCAGATTAAAACAGGCCGTAATATCATTCAAATCTCACTTCTATGTTGTAATTGCAACGCACAAAACGCACACAGTTAAAGCCATTAATAACTGTAGGTTTGTGGGCAAAAATAAAACCTAACCAATCCAACCACTTAATTGTTTTGTTGTGATCAGCTGGTACAACATTTTCTAATATATCGTATTGAGTTTGGAGATGTTCTACAATTTGCTTAGTAACTCTAAGGAACTTACGCCACTCCTTGTCTATTAAATCACTACCAAGCAACCATATAACCGCACTATATAAATCATCTTCATCAGATATTCCTGAGACACCATACATACATGCTGGTTCTCCATTGATAAGAATAGTCCATGTTTCACCATTCTTATCAGCGAGAGGTAAGTGCAAAGCAGACCAAGGCGATGCGCCAGAGATCATGCATTCACGAATGTCTGTAGTCCTAAGACGATGTTGAAGATAACCAGCATGTTCGCTGGTTGCCTTCACTATTTCTACGCCATCTGCCTTATGGTAGATGTTACCGATAGAGTTGGGAAAAACCCTCTTCGACTTGCTTGACATATGCAGCATCTCTCTTGACAGGGTTCCAGTAACGTGGGTCTTGCATCATTGAACGCAGATCAGATTCTGATGTGCGACCAAGAGGCTGACCATCAGGTGATACAGATGATCCCTGCATTTGAGACATAAGAAACTCTAAAGCCTCAATGCCTTTTGCTGACTGACCAATGCTAACAATCACTTCCTCAAACTCTGCCGGAAAAAACTTTTTAGACCAGAGATCGACAGCTTCAATACGAGCATCAGCATTATCACCAAGAAGCTGACGTTCAGCATCAAGATCAGGCTGCATAGCCTCAAGAGCTTCTGCATACTGACTAATGCCATCTTCAAACTCTTCTTGGCTATATCCATTTTCATATGCATGATTAGCCCACCATTGAAACAATGCATTATCAGTTGCAAGCTCTGGGTCAACAGCTTCTGGAATGCTATAGTCACCAGCTGTAGCTGGTCTATTTGAGTATGCTTCTTGTTCTAGTTCAGAAACAATCTTGTCTCTAAGAGCATCTTCACCCTGACCTAGCTTTGATTCTAGCTCAGAATATGATGATGCCATATCTTCTGGTGATTTAAATTTCTCAGGAAGCCACTCTGGTCGATCGGACACAGGTGCTTCTGTAGCCACAGCTACTTCCACATTATCTGCTTGTTCCATTTTTTTCTACCTTTTCTGCATGTTTAATACGCCTCTCAATGAGGCCGACTAAATACCGCTGCCCCTCAAGATGCCTTAACTCGGCATCAGAAGCTGCTGGCCCTGTGACTGCTTCGATGGTGATAGAGCGTAAATACTTCAACACTTCCTGTCCATTAGGAGTGCGAAACAACGATCTTATATCTTTGGATATTTTTTCATCGTTTTGTTTAGTACGAGGAAAATTGTCAATACCTAATTGATTAGACATCCTGTCCTTGCATCATCTGTTGTTGTTGCATTTGTTGCTGTCTCATTTGCTGTGCAGCTGCTATCAACTCTTCACGATCTATTTTATCGCGTACAAGCGTATCAGGCACACCAAACTTCTTAGCAAGATGCACCGCAACATCTTCTGAGCTTACAAGTAGGTTAAGGATTTCTGGCCCAAACGTACCACCAACCAGCTGCAAGTAACGAGATATAGATGATATATCTTGATTAGCTTGCGCTTGTGCAAGAGGTGATACAGAACGAATCTTTACTTCACGCCCATTGATTGTAGGTAAATCAATGCGACCTTGCTTCTTTAATATGTAAACGACCCGCTGCAAGATTGGTTGCACCATCTCTGCTTGCAGTCTGCCAAAGGCAGAGCCAATCCGTCTGGATAGGTCAGCCATGCGTTCTGCCACTTCAGTTGCGCTAGCGGGTGTTTTGTTGGGGTCGCCAAGCATATCGTTATACAACGCTCGCTTGATGTTACTGCGCATATCCCCAAGAACTAACTGAGCAACATCAAAGTTGCCAGCATTCCTGATCGGCTGCAAACCCTGCGACCCCATAGCTTTAGGAATGATGGTTCCCGGCACAAGGTTAATTGTGTCAGTGTTAATAATACCATCATCATCCATTTGATAGATGCCAGAGATAGCCATTTGCGCATTCTCTAACACAAGCTCAATAGTCAGGTTAGTTGTCTTAATTGCAGACAATGCATTGATGAGTGGGCCACGCCCATAAATTTCACCACTAGCTTTTGACCAACGGAAACAAACATAAGGGTTTGCGCCAGTACCTTTGAACTGATCAACAACAATAGTCTCTTGTTCTGGTACGTTAATTACATAAAAGTCAAAGCGATCTTCGTTTCGCTTCTCATAGTTTCGGCAAACAATCTCAACAATTTGTACTTTGCCATCAGGATTGTTGGCTATTGCTTTGGCGGTTCTTTCTTGAAATACCGCTTTTGGATACGCCACAGGCAAATCCGAATACTTGAGAGAACGCTGTCTATATACATGGTCAATTTTATCATCCGGGCCTGTATCAAGATATACACTCGGTAATGGAATCGCATTGAAACGAACCGGGTTAATTGCGTCACCTTCTTCCACAAGAAGAATACCTGTGCCAACAGCCAAGTCCATAAACGATTCATGAACTTCTTGCCCAAAGTTAGAGTTCTGGATAATTTCAAATACATAATCTGTTACCTGATCCAAGCTGTTATTAACATCATCAGCTTCTTGTTCTGGCACTTCACTGCCAGCAAGGAGGTCAGCCCAACGTGCAAAGTTAGGAACAAGACCTGATTGCAATCTTGATGCAAACTCTTGTGTACCTACAACGGCAGTCTCATCAAAGATTTTATCATCACGGCGTTGACCGGGGCTTTCATAAAAGAAGCTCTGTCGCATTGGAAGAGCGTATTCATAACACTCTTCAAACAATGATTCAAAAAGTACACGGTTCTGCTTAGACTTTTCGAACCGCTCCAGCATACGCCGTGCAACTGTATCCATTATATTGTCTCATCAAAATAGCCAACACCACCAGCTTGACCTGTAATTAGGGAACGCTGACCTGTGCCGCCACGCTTGCGTCTGCGAACTTGATCTTGCAATCTTTTTTGACGCTCTTCTTTTTGCGTCTCTTCTTGCTCTGCCATCATACGCTTACGCTCTTCACGCGCAGCTTTTGCTTCTTCAGATTCACCGGGAGCTTGAGGCTTTGAAATGCCAAGTAAGCCACGAGTAAGTTTTACAACTGGCTTAAAAACAGATGAGGTACACATGCTAATCTCCTTTATGCCCTAATAACCCTATGCATGTTTGCAACGCAACGCACAATTACATTCTTGACCACAGGCCCTGTCTTCTTGGCTTTGGCCTACGGCTGAACACATCGAACTCCGTCTTAGCTTGGAATGGCTTAGTAGTTGCAGAAACATTGCGCAATATGTTTCTACCTTCACCAGCACCCATCATTAAATATTGCAATGCATCATGTATGTGAGAGAAGTGGTTTTTCTCCGGCTTGTCATCAAACCTTTCACCAGATACTTGCATACGTTTATATTGATAGCCACCCTCAAAGCCTTTAATTAAAGTACGGCACCGAGGGTCAACAAGAAACCCAGACGCACCCTCAATCATTCTATTCAATGGTGCATTAACAGATTCAAGACGCAGCGACACATCATTTGATTGCGCTGGCCTTGCATTCAAGCCGCAGCCGCGCAGTATCTGGAACGGTGTAGATTCATCAGTTTGTGCGCGGAAGTCGCCAGCCGGATCACCTATAATATTTATTTCGCAATCACCATAACGTGATGAAATCTCTTGCCGCATCACCTCACTAAACCTGACAATGCCCATGTCAAATGCCACAATCTCTTGCAAGATTAGCCAACGTCCACGCACTTTCTGCCCTATTACAGCAGCAGGAGTAAGGCCAAAGTCAACACCAATATATACAGGCACACCCGATGCCACAGGGATTTCTTCCTTGGCGACGTGGGTATCAGTAACAAACATGGGATAAACGGGTTTGCCATCTTTGATAGTACCTAACTGATTCATTACATAGACATCAATCCAACTCTTCGTCTTTCCCCTGACGATATTCGGATAGTAGTCTTTCCTCATATTGTTTTGATTTTCTGCACTCTCGTTTGGGATATAATCGTTGACGTTGCCTTCCTGATCTTTGACTTCCGTCATGCCAGCTGGCTGAGTGTAGAACTCCCAATTGTCTGGCTTTACCAACATTTTTGCTTCGTCTTTGGGTATGTGATCTGGTATCGGCACTTCGCCCGACATTATCGGCCACCAATGATCCTCCTCTGGAGCGTTAGTATCTGCAATTACACCTGTCCATGTGCAGCCGCCGTCTTTCATAGAGGGGTAACGACCAACACGCATAGTACAAGCATCGATGATAGACTTGGGTATTTCCCTAGCCTCGTTGATCCATATGCCTGTAAGTTCTAATGACAACAACTTCTTGACATCTTCTGGCCTATCTAATGCCAAGAAGATAACTTCAAGATCGATGTCAGCCCTTTTAATATGGTGTGTGTATGGCACAGACCAAAGGAACTTGCCCCACTCTTCTTCTGGAAACCAGTCAAGCCATGTCTTAATAGTTGTAGTTTTAAGCTGTGGGTTGGTGTTACGGATAATAGCCCAGCGACTATGACGCTTTCCATCTTCCGCTTTTTTCTGTTCAAGTGCGCGGCGAAAGATTTCAACACAACAACATACAGACTTACCAGAACCTACTGGCCCTCTAAGGCCACGGAAGAATACGTCAGACTTCATAAAGCCTTTCAGTACCTGACCGTCTGGCTTATACTTAAAGTTGGTCAACCTTGTTATCCTTGCCAAACTTAATCATACGCTCAACAACCTCTGGCCCTATAACAGATATAACCTTGTCTGCTTCGCGGTCAGTGCAAAATTCTTTTGGGTGGTGAGCAAGGTGTACCTTCTTCACTATTTTTCTAAGAAGGTCACGCTCTTCTTTCTTTAGTGTGTGTAAAAAACTCATGCTGCCTCAAGAATAAAAAAGCCAATAAACATTACTAACAATATAATGCCTATTATACCAGAGCCAATAATTATGTTTTCTATAAGCTGTTGTTGTTTGCGATGCGCTTCAAGCTGTTGCTTCTGACGCTCGACCCTAGCTTTGCGTTGGAACTCAATCCAGTCTTGATACAGCCCCGGCCTACCATACAACTGCATATAAGATCTAAGATCAGCTTCTTTCTTACGCAACTCTTCAAGAGCCATAAACTCTTGGAAGTCATCACCAAACATAGATGACTTCTTCTTTAATTGTTTTTGTCTGATAGTTTCTTGTGAGTGGACAAACTTACTTATCTCACTGCCAACAGATGCTAACTCGCGTCCATTCTGGATGGCTGTCTTAATAACAGCAAACGCCGCATTAGCAGCTGCGAGTTCGGCAAGCATTATCTAAACCTTTTAGCTATGCGTCTTGCAACCTTGGGCTGGCTTGAAAACTGTTTGCCCTTCTTTGTGTCTTCACGTTTCTTTTTGCTGCTTGCTGCATATTGGCTAGCACTCATAGCTTTGATAGCAGCTGAAGGCAGATACCGTTCACCAGTAGCTTTAGAACCTTGCGTTGATGGCTTGCCTGACTTAGTGCGCCACTTCTGCTTTGTCCAGTTGACTAATGACTTCTGCGGCTTCTTCATGAGGTATATCCACCACCTTTAGCTTTATAGGCTTTAGCCAGCATCTGCGCCTTACGCGCAGACCACTGACCCGGCTTGCCGCCTTTACCGCCAGCTTTTATGCGATTGAACAAAGCCTTGCGCATTCCCGGCTTTGTATAGTTACCAGCTTCGTTAACTGCCATTCTTTTTAGACTTCATAATTTTTTTCTTCAACGCTTCTGGCAGCTTCTTTTGCCCAGCAGTAAGCATTGACTTCTTTGGTGGACGACCCTTCTTTGAACCGTATGTTCCTTTACCCATTGGCATTTTTATTCTCCTGATTACCAAACATACTGCGATTGCCAGCACCACCTCTCATGCGAAGGTTGCGCGGACGAACTCTTTTGGCGGCTTTCTTAGCAACCTTTTCACGTTCTTTATTTACAGCTTTTGTTGTAGGGATGTTTTGCGCTGGCGAAATTTGACCAGCTTTTTTAAACATACCCGAAGCAATCCCTGCTTTAATTGCCATGCTCAAACACATTACGCTTTCGCTTTCTTTGCTTTGTTACGCTTAGTAATTGCCCTAGCCTTGCGAACTGCATCAGCTTTGGACGATGCACCCCATGCTTTTAAGGATAGCAACAAACGTGTTGGTCTACCCTTGCTGTCTCTTTCCGGCCCCCTCATCTTTCCCATCCGTGCTAAGAAGCTGGCGCGACGTGGGTTGTCCCCTGACTTTACAGGAGCTTTGAGTTTGCCGCCTTTGTAGGAGGCGCGACCTTTGGCGTTGAGACCACCTTGAGGGTTCTTTCCGGCTTTGCGTGTCCATGCTGGGGTTTTAAACTTTCTAGCCATTATGCAGATATATCCATTGATGCAGTAAAGGTGTCCCACAACTTCTTACGCTTGTTGGTCATCGGCCCTTCAAATACAAATGTAGATGCTGTTGGCTCAATGTCGTTGTCAAAGTCCATATCAACAACTTGTGGCTCATCCGGTATGCGTATGCGCACCTTTAATGCATCCTCGCGGCTAGTGCCATCTGGGTTCTCTGGCATTAACATTCCACCAATAAATTCTGGAAGTGCAGTAGCTATTCCACCACCGCCAATATCTCTAGCAAATTTTTTAACAAACTCAATCCCGCCCATAGGTTCAAAGTCATATGTGTCAAAGACAGTGTATTCTCCACCTATCTTTGTTAAACCAAAGGTGCCTAAAGACATATGCGTTTTAAATGCGTCGCCTTGATCATCAACTTTAAATACAGATAAAATTTCATCCAAACCTATTTCCTCAACCTCTCCTTCTTTCATATCAGGATATAAGGTTGTGGCAACCGTGCGCAATGTTTCTAACGATTCGCCAGATATATTGCTTTCAGTAATCTCTTTATCCAATGGATTCATAAACTCAGGCAGCAAAGAATTAACTACACCACGGATGTAGAAGTTCTTGTGCATATCCATATTGGATAACATGTCATTTAATGAGGGCATCGAACCTTCTGCCAAAAATATTTTTAACAGATGCAATATTGCAGATGGCTTTAAGGTTGCTCAACGCACAATTAAACATCGAGCCTTTTTAAGAATTACAAGAGTGAAGGGCGGGGTCGAGGGGGACACCACCTAGTTTTTGGGGCCACCACCATGCCGCACCGAATTGCCACGCATATATTCGCCAGTCTCCGTGTAGCCGACGCGATCTAGGATCGCAGGGCTACACACACATATAACCTGTGTGGGTTGCAACACGCGCAGCGCATTGCGCTGCTAGGGTTGCACGTCCACACGCCGCTATGCGCACCACCACGCACTAGCTCAGGTCAATGCTTACCGATATGTCGCCAGCGTGGAGGTGCATGTGTCGCTCAGGGGCTTTGAAACCAGCACGGTCGAGGATGTCTTTGCTCGCTTCCAGCTGCACATACTCACTCTTAGCCCCTTGAGCAAGCTGCACGAGACGCGCAGCGGCTGTCGTAGCATTCAGACCGAGCGTTTCTGCAACTCTCTGCATCATATACGCTTGCACATGAGGCAGCCGCAAAGTCTTGCTGGCTGTCACTCTACCACTCTCACCGCTAGCATAACCGGCTTCATGCGCGGCGTCTTTGATACTACAGCCAGTTGCTACGAGGGTATCCACAAGCCGCGCTTGTTTGTCGGTTACGACTAGCTGATTACTCATCCTCAACCTCTTGCACAAACCCCCCCCTGTGTCCCCCCCCTTATGCCACATGCAAATACTCGTTGTCAACTCACACTGCGCACAGCAAGTCTCTCACAAAGCACTCACAAGGAACCACTGTGTCAGCAAAGACTTGCTGATGCGCTGAGTGTGCGTGGTTATCCGTCTTGCATGAACCGCCTCCTCCGCTTGATGGGAACGCCCCCTCGGATAGCCTGCATGCCGCACTTCGTTGCGTGGACGCTGCGCTGTCAAACCGTCCTCCGCACCACTTGGCTTCGCCAACCGTGAGGAGGTTTGATCCTCGCCCCGCTGCACGGCATTGGTCTATCTACCGAGGGGGCTTATCCCCTCAAGCTCAACAAGGAGGCTTATCATGAGCAAGACTACTAACCACTTCACTTCAGCTTTCAGCAGCGTCTTTCCTGACTGTCACAGAGGTTCTATCTATATCACTCAAAATCTACTGCGCAAAGCAGTTGAGCAAGCCGAATGGCTGCTCACACAAAAGACCAAAGACCGTGACCAGCTGGTCGACGATGCGATCACCATCGCGGGTGCTAACGAAGCACCGAGCGATGGCACACTCGCCATCTGCGCCAAGTATGGCGCAGTGCGAGGCGCAATGCACTACGATGACATTGCGCTAGACCGCATCGATGAACGCATCACGAACATCGAGGTCGAGATCGAGATGCTTCAACAGTATGTCACACTGAACAAGCAGACGTTCAAAGACATCACTGGCGATACCTTCACACCGAAGAACAAGCCGCAGCAATCATCAGTTGATGCCAAGCGCAAAGCTGAGTTGATGAAGAAATACGCGGCGTAACACGCCGCACCCAGCCCTTCGGGGCTGGGTATACACCCTTAACACTTTCCTCCCCACTGGCACGCTGAGCTTCTCCCTCTCAGCGTGCCTTTTTTTATGGCTCGTTGTGTCCCCTCCGAGGTTGACTAAACTGTAACTATCGGTGAGGAACTTCGACCGTTTCAAATCATTTTATCAACAGACAAAGAAAGGACTGTGACCAAACTAAATCAAATGTCCAATCAACTTCCTTAGATTTGGACGCGTACCGTTAGGGGCTGGCATTACCACTGCCAGCCCCGCTTCACAAGGAGTAAATCATGTCACTATTCGGAATCGTATTTTATCTATCGATGCTGCTGATGATAGTCAGCTGGTCGTGTGTAGCGTGGGAA